AAGGAGATTCAGGAAGAGACCAGCTTCCACACCAAAGCGAAGCTGCAGATTCTTACCGCTACCAAGAAGGGTGTTCGTGGCCCACACCCCAACAAGGCTCGACTCGATGAAATCGATGAGGTCGAGTGGGACATCCTTCAGACCTTCCTCTCAATGGCTCAGTCCTCTAATGGGGTTCGTGGTCAGAACCTCTTCAGTTCCACTCGTCAATACGAGCGTGGAACGATGCAGCGTCTGCTTGAGGAAGCCCCTGCCAAAGGGATCACGGTCTATGAGTGGAACATCTGGGAGACAGTCAAGAAGTGCGAGAGACGCTGCTTCGAAGATCCAGAGCATGGTGACTGTCCCATTTACGTCCACTGCAAGGGTAAGGCACATGAGGCGGATGGCTTCTACGAGATCCAGGACTTCATTGCGAAGCTCAAGCTCCTAGACACAGAAACGTGGGACACCGAGTGGCTCAACAAGAAACCCAGTCGCTCCAAGCTCGTGTATGGGGACGCTTTCGAGGAGAGCCGACACATCATGACTCCTGCCAAGCTCAAGAAGCTCACCGGGGTTCCTTTTGTGATGGTCGAGTGGAGCAGGGTCTGTGGGATCGACTTTGGGGGCGGTCCCGGACACCCGTTTGTGTATTTGAAATTGTGCCAGCTTCCGAACGGGGCGTATCTGGTCTTCTTCGAGTATGTGGCTGAGCAGAGGTTGATGCGGGATCACGCGAACGTGATCAAAGGCTCTCCGTGGTGGCACAGGAACGAGTGGAGCTTCAGCGATCACGCCCGTCAGGATCGTATGGAACTCAAGGACTTGAAGGTCATCACTCGTCCAGCCAACAAAGAAGTGAAGATGGGTATCGACCTTGTTAGGGAGCTTTTGTTGGGATACCCACCGGCAATGGAGCCGATGTTGTATGTCTGGCATCAATGCACCTACGTGATTATGGAGTTTGGTCTATACTCCTGGGCGATTGGTCCTGATGGCACCGCGGTGAAAGACGGACCTCCAGCGAAGAAGCACGATCACACGATGGACGCTTTGCGCTACGCGCTCTACTCGATGAAGAAGAAGCCCAAGCGCAGGTATCGCACCAGAAAGATGCCAGGGATCTAAATGAACCGACTCCACCGAATGCACTTCTTGGCCCTGTTGGCGATCTTCCTCGCCTTGCCTATCACAGGCTGCTGCACTGCTTACCCAGGTGCCGCCTACGTGGATGCAGATGAGTCCACCTACAACTACGCTGCTCCCAAGCTCGTGGAGTGGGCTGAGACCAAGAAGAAGGCTGGGGACGGTGAGTGGGTCAAGATCGTCCAGAACAAGAACATCTCTTGGAAGGCTCGGATCAACCGGGCCAAGAAGGCAGCTGAGGACAAGAAGAAGGAAGAGAAGGAATCGAAATGACTGCGTATCCCCAACCAGCGCTTGACGTGCTCACTCAGCTGGCTCCGTCCTACAAGCGGGTCACTGTCACGTCAGCAGAGATCCTCGCTTGCAACACGACTCCGGTTGAGTTGCTCCCCGCTCCTGGTGCTGGACACTCCATCATCGTTGAGCGCGTGGTTGTCAAGAACGTGTTCGACACGGGCGCTTACGCCTACACGACTGTCGCCAACATCAGCTACACCGATGAGGCTGGCGCTCCGATCGTCGCTCTCGTGGCACTCTTCTTGGAGGCTGCGGCAACTACCATCATGGCTGCTGCGTCGACTCTCCTCACTGGTGCGGGTGCTTCGACATCTGTGGTCGAGAACGCACCTGTTGTGTTCGGTGCTCCTGACGCTGACCCCATCACTGGCGCGGGTTCGCTCGTCATCGACCTGTGGTATCACACAATCCCGACCTCCTAGTGAGCGAGTTCACAGGTCAGTGTTCGTGTTCTCATGAACGGTGCCTCGCCTATTACGCAGGTAAGGGGCCACCTCGATGGGAGTGGATCGAAGATGGGAAGCGGCGCACGAAGATCGCGTGCGGCGCGGGTAAGGAGCGCAAGTGAGTGACTTCGAAGGGCAGGCCAAAGACCTTGGGTTGAAGGTCTTCTACGACGTCAAGAACTCCCTCGGTGACGACTGGGATGGTCTCACCGAGGATCAGAAGCAGAGCATCGCTCACGTTGCTGAGAAGATCATGGAGCTTGAGCTTCGCCAGAAGGCAGGCGAAGACGTAACCGCGAAACTCGAAGCAGTCTCCAGCACCATTCAAGACTGGAAGGTGTGGGGAGAACTCGCTGTCGAGGAAGCATTCTGGAAAGGCGTACAGAAGGTGGCCGAAACCATCGGCTCCTTTCTTGCAGCCTTCGCCACCGAAGCCCTCAAGCGGATCGTCCCTGGAGTCTGACGTGACCGAACTCACCACAGAAGAGAAGCGTTCCTTCTTTGTTAACGACCTGGTTGCTGCTTGGGAACCGACCACTGGGTGGTCTACCAAGCTGTGGAACTCGATCACGAAGGCGATGGTCTTCGTCGGGAACTATCCTGGGTTCTCTGGGTCCGACAAGAAGGCTGAAGTCCTGAAGATCGTTGAGCTTCTGCTGGAGCGAACGGATTCCCCGGGACCTGATTTTATCGTGGACAAGTTCATTCTGTGGGCTGTGAGCGGCGCAGTTGACAAACTCGTGGATGCTTCCAAGGACAAGTTCGCGTTCTGAGGCAGTCGACTTTCGAGTCGACTAGCCCTAAACGCCTTCGTTGTGTAGGGTAAGCCCATGGGTGCCTTGACTGAAGAAGAGGCTCAACGCCTAGCCAGTTCGTTTAACGTGACTGGCGCGATTGGGTCTAACGCTTCTATCGACATGAGGGATGACGCTCGGCAGCTTGCAGCTACCGATGATGTCATGGTCAGTCTCCAGCTGGCAGAAGCCCTCCTCCAGACGCACCCTGACTGGGACTGGTGGCAGCCCAAGTGGGTCAAGTTCCTTGACCTCTACATGTCCAACGACATTTACAGGTTTATCCACAGGCACATTCGTGAGGTGGATGTCAGCGCGAGTCGTCGGATCGAGCGCGGTTACTACTACAACTATGTCAAAGCGGTTGTGGATCTCTTCACCGCGTTCTTGTTCCACGCTCCGATTGATCGAAATCCTGGGTCCAAATTCAAAGAGGATTTCGAAGCGATCAAGAAGAACGCTGATCGAGCGGGAACTCTCTGGAGTGTCTTTTGGCAGAGGGCTTGCACCTTCTCTGCTGTTGAGGGACACATCGGGATCTTGGTCGACTCCCCGAAGACAGACGGGAAGGACCCGGATACAGAGGCAGAGCGCAAGGCCCGTGGTATCCGCCCCTACCTCACACTGTTTCACGCCCACCAGATCCGTGACTGGGAGATTGACCAGTTCGGGAATTTCAACTGGGTGAAGCTGGAAGTCTTCCGTCCGATGGATCGGGACTGGAAACAGAACCCCGCGCTCCGAGACAAGACCTTCGTCATTTGGACCAAAGACTCTTGGGAGGAGTGGAAGGTCACTAAGAACGGAGACGGAGGACCGAACGCAGACGAGACCGCGGTCATGACCGACAGCGCCTCTCATTCTCTTGGAGTTGTCCCTCTCGTCATCCTCCGCATCGACAAGCACCCAACCCACCCCTGGTTTGGGATCAGTGCCGTCATCGACATTGCTGACATCAATATCGCGATTCTCAACTGGTCGAGTTTGGGTGATGAGGAGATTTTCGAGCGGTGCTTGAACATCCTCGCAATCGAGCGTGGCGAGAGTGACGCTCCAGTTGAGTTGACCCACGCGAACGTTCTGGAATACGAGCCTGGTGGGAACGCTCCTGAGTATCTGGCTCCTGGACCCACAGCCCTTCAGCTGATCATGGAGTGGATCGATCACGCCAAGAACGAGATCCGTCGTCTCGCTAAGCTCAATATCTCCACTGGGTTGGGAGACGTTCGACAAGCTCAGAGTGGAATCGCTAAGGCCTTCCACTTCGTTGAGACTAACCAGAGCTTGGCTGGGAAGGCCTTGCACCTGGAGCAGGCTGAGATCAAGGTCTTCAACCTGATTCTCAAATGGTTGGATCCAGACCTGGAATGGGATGGCTCTGTCCAATATCCTCGTGAATTCGGTATTGAGGACTTCCTCACCATCTTCCAGGAGTTGGACGCCGCTCGCTCTTCACTGACGTCGGAAACGGCTATCAAGGAGAGCGAAAAGAAAGTCATTCGGAAGATCTTTGCGCGTGATGCGCAGGAGCTTCGTGAGAAGATGGAAGCGGAAGTAGAAGCTGCAGATGCAATTCCCGTCAGTCCTCTTGGACCGATGGGACCAATCCCTCCCGATCTTGATCAGGGTGATCCTGGGTCGGGGAAAAAGGGAGACGCCAACGACGATGACGATGGCGACTCAGGAGCACCCCCTAACCAGCAGGAAGCTGGGAAGGCGACTGTTGCCTAAACAGGATGAGCACTGCGTCTCTTAACGCAGGTCAAGGTGAATTGTGAAAATCCACGGACTGAATAAGCATCTCTACATGATGCCCGACGACCCCGACGCGGGTGGTGCGGGTGGTGACCCCAAAGATCCTCCCATGGATGGTGACACC